CGAGGCGATTTCCCAAAGCCCAGATCACCTGTAGGCGACCTAGGTTTCGGTATCCGAAACCAACGAAACGTGCTACAGTTGAAACACGGATTCTTTCGAATTTCATGTTCTTCCGAATCAGCTCCATGAGTGATGTCAGGTTCTTGAGAGAAACTGACACCTCATCTAAGGAGATGCCGGATACATCCTGTCCTCTAAAATAAGTCTTCTTAGCGAACTCAAAAGTTCCCTGAGAAGAAACCAGACTTTTGGCTAGCCCGATTTCAACTCCTATCAGATTCATTATTCTGAGGTATTCGTTAGCTACGGCTTTGTTTGCAATACAAACATCGTCGCCCAGTACTGCGTAATCCTGAAACCACCCTTCGGTGTCCTTGGGGTTTACTTGAAAATACGCCAACTGCACTAATGCATGATGCGTCAACGCCAGCATGGCCCAGGATGAGTAGGCGCCCATAGGTTGCCCTACCGCGTAGCGGACCTCGTCGAAACCTAGGTTCCAACTTCGAGCTTCTTTTGGAAGCTTATAAGATCGACCAGTTAGTAGAACTCCCCACGCGCGCCCAAACGTCCCAGACCCTGTTGCCTCTAATATCTTCTGTTGAAGTACCAACGGTAATCTATCGGTTGCCGCGGATAAATCGTAAGAAGCCACAAAGCTCTTACTTGGATCATTCATTCTCTTAACTAGACGCTCCAAGGGAGCGTGCTGGTTGAAGGTCCCGTCTGTCCCAATGGCTCTGAGTCTTTTAAAGATCCACTTATGCAGTGGGTACAACAGTGCCTGAGTCAACGCATCTACCATAGCGAACACTCGAATTTTGCCCGGTTCTTCCTTGAACCCGAGCCGCCCAAAGGCCGTTACCGACCCCCAGACGCCCTCGAGTGGGTTTATTGAGGTTTTCTCGATACGTACAGTGCTTTCCGGTTCCCACGGGCCATGATGAGCCCGCTGTGGATCCTTTGCGAACGGATTCGCATTAAACGGACCCAACCTTACACACTGCGTGTACCGATTTACAACCGGTTCACGCCACTCTTGGATCCTCTTGATAAAAGGCCTAAGGCCCCATACCATTTCAAGTCCGTCAACCTCTTGTAGATAAAGTGAAAAAGCTTTCATTAACTCCAAAGGAGCGAATAACGCCCAATTCACAATATCTAGAGGGATCGCAGCTACTGAGCTGAGACCCCCCGAGTTAGGGGATTTCTTCCTTATTAACGGAATTGAATTAGGAGTCAGTTCTCGGTCCAACCGCATCTTCCACGGCAGCTTAGTTTC